TCAAGAACAGAGGGTACAGGAAGTTTTCGATAAACAGACCAGACAAACCACTTAGAGGGCTTTCAGGCACAGAAAGGGAGCTTGGTGGGATACCTAACTCATCGGAGGCTGTAAAACAGGCTCATGCAGCTGCAATCGAGACATATATAGAAAAGTATGTTGGTCTAGATATGGAGGGCACATACAGGGAAGCAGACGAGATGGGTAACATGTTCTTTTCCAGAACTTTACAAGATTGGGCAAGGTTTGATATAAGTAGTAGGACTAAGTTTGATGCAAGTATTAGTTCAGGACTCGCAATTATGGCGAATCAAAAGAATGTTTATCTACCTGAGAAAAAACAATCAAAAATAAACCTTAACTTTGCAAGATATAATAATAAAGGATATTTAAGTGAATTAATTAGATGAAAGAGGTAAACATAAACATTTCATCTGTAGGATTTCCTAGTCAATTTGTATCAGATGCTGAGAAAGCAACTGATGAGTTTGGATTGCAGATAGGGCAAGCGATACAATACGAATGGTTTCGTAAAGATTCTAACGGATGTAGATACTATAATCAGTGGAGGGATTTTAATAGATTAAGACTTTACGCGAGAGGTGAACAATCAGTAGCTAAATACAAAAACGAATTAGCCGTAGATGGTGATTTATCTTATTTAAATTTAGATTGGACTCCAGTTCCAATCATTCCAAAGTTTGTCGACATAGTAGTAAACGGAATGTCTGATAGATTATTCAAAGTAAAAGCGTATGCTCAGGATGCTTTGTCTCAATCAAAAAGAAATAAATATCAAGAAATGATAGAAGGGCAGATGGCTGCCAAAGATGTTTTATCACTAATACAAGAAGGCACAGGCTTTGACCCTTTTATTATGAACCCTGATGAATTGCCTGCAAGTGATGAAGAGCTTTCATTGTATATGAACTTAAATTACAAACCAGCTATTGAGATTGCAGAAGAAGAAGCTGTCAATACAATGTTTGAGGAAAATCATTATAGTGATATTCGTAAAAGATTAGACTATGATATAATGGTTACAGGTATAGCTGTAGCTAAACATGAGTTTTTAAAAGGCTCAGGTGTTCAGGTTTCCTATGTTGACCCTGCAAACGTGGTTTATAGCTACACAGAAGACCCGCATTTTAAAGATTGTTTTTATTGGGGTGAAATTAAAACAGTTCCAATTGCTGAGTTAATTAAGATTGACCCTACGCTTACAACAGATGATTTAGAAAAAATATCTAAGTATAGTCAAAGTTGGTATGATTATTTTAATGTAGCTCAATTTTATGAAAATGATATATTCTATCGTGACACTTGTACATTGATGTACTTTAATTATAAAACCACTAAGAAGATGGTTTATAAAAAGAAAGTAAAAGACAATGGAAATATCTCTATGATAGAAAAGGATGATACTTTTAATCCGCCAGAAGAAATGATGGAGGAAGGTAACTTTGAAAAAGTAGAAAAAACAATAGATGTATGGTATGATGGTGTGATGGTTATGGGAACTAACATTATACTTAAATGGGAGCTTGCTAAAAATATGGTAAGACCAAAGTCATCTTCACAGCACGCTATACCTAATTATGTATCAGTTGCTCCTAGAATGTATAAAGGTGTGATTGAATCTCTTGTTAGAAGAATGATTCCTTATGCTGACCTTATACAAATGACTCACTTAAAATTACAACAGGTAATTGCTAGGACAGTCCCAGATGGTGTGTATATAGATGCAGATGGTTTAAACGAGGTGGATTTAGGAACAGGTGCAGCATACAATCCAGAAGACGCCTTAAGATTGTACTTCCAAACAGGTTCTGTAATTGGTAGAAGTTATACACAAGAAGGTGATTATAATCAGGGTAAAGTTCCTATACAGCAGCTGACAAGCAATTCTGGCGCTTCTAAGGCACAAATGCTCATAGGTAACCTTAACCACTATTTAGATATGATTCGAGCTGTAACAGGCTTAAATGAAGCGAGAGACGGTACTATTGCTAACTCTGATGCACTGGTTGGGGTACAAAAGTTAGCAGCACTAAGTTCTAATACCGCTACTCGACATATATTAGATGGAAGTCTTTACATATATAGAACGTTAGCTGAAGCGCTGACTTATAGGGTAGCGGATATTTTAGAATACTCAGACTTCAAGGATGACTTTATAAATAAAATAGGAAAGTATAACGTAAGCATACTTGGGGAGATATCTGATTTATATATATACGACTTTGGAATATTTATAGAACTTTCTCCAGACGAAGAGCAAAAAGCAATGCTTGAGCAGAATATTCAAATGGCATTATCTAAAGGTGATATTAATTTAGAAGATGCAATTGATATACGTGAGATTAAAAATCTTAAGCTTGCAAATCAATTATTAAAAGTAAAACGTAAAGCTAAGCAAGAGCAAGACGAAAAGAGGGAATTACAGAAACAAGCCATGGTTTCTCAGCAACAATTACAATCACAACAAATGGCAGCACAAGTAGCTATGCAAAAAATAGAAGCTGAGACTCAAGCTAAAATGAAATATAGACAAGCTGATATTGCATTTGAAATAGAAAAACAAAAAGCTGAAGCTCAATTGAAATCACAATTGATGCAACAAGAGTTTCAATATAACATGCAAATACAGGGAATTACTCAGTCTCAATTAAATGAAAGAGAAGATGCAAAAGAAAAAGCTAAGAGTGAGAGAATTAGTCAACAGAATACTCAGCAATCTGAATTAATAAATCAAAGAAAAAATAATTTACCACCGAAAAATTTCGAATCAAACGAAGACACATTAGATGGCTTTGATTTAGCTGAATTTGAACCAAGATAATGTGTTTAAATTTTCACTAACTTTGCAATTAAATTAAATTAAATCAAATGGATATAAAAGTAAGAGAGGTTACGGCTGAAGAAAAGTCTAGCCAACAAATTGAACAAGAACTTCTTGAAAAGCATGAGCAGAAACAAGAAGAAGCTTCTCAGCAAGAAACAGTTGAGCAAGTAAAAGAAGAAGTAGAAGTAAAAGAAGATGTACAAGAAGAAGAAGTACAAGAAGAAATAAAGGAAGAGCCAGAAACTCCTCCTGTAGTAGAAGAGCAACCTCCTGTTTCGCAGGAGCTAGCAGAAGATGAAGTTCTTTCATATATTGGAAAAAGATATGGTAAGCAGATTGATTCAATTGATGAATTAATTAGCAAACGAGAAGAAGCAGAAGAGCTTCCTTCAGACGTGGCTGCTTACTTAAAATATAAAAAAGAAACTGGTAGAGGTTTTGATGATTATGCAAAATTGCAAAAAGATTATACAGACCTATCTCCAGACGCTTTGCTTAGAGAATATTATTCAATCACAGAAGAAGGTTTAGATTCTGAAGACATATCAGCTTTAATAGAAGAGTTTGATTATGACGAAGAAACTCACGAACCAGCTGAGATTAAAAAATTAAAACTAGCAAAGAAGAAAGAAATTGCTAAGGCAAAAAGATTCTTAAAACAACAGCAGGAACAATACAAACAGCCCCTTGAGTCAAGGGAAAGTTCTGCCACTGCTAACAATGAGGAGCTTATTGAGTATAGGCAATATTTAGAGACAGCTAAATCTCAACAAGAAGACGCAAATCTAAAACGTGAATGGTTTGTCAAAAAAAGTGACGAAGTATTCAGCTCAGAGTTTAAAGGTTTTAAATTCAACATAGGAGACAACGACATAGTATATGCGCCTGGTAGTGCTTCTGAACTTAAAAAAGCTCAAGAGACTCCACTTAACTTTGTAAATAAGTATTTGGACTCTAATGGGTATATAAAAGATGCAGAAGGATACCACAAAGCTTTAGCTATCGCAATGAATCCTGAGAAATTTGCTCAGTTCTTTTACGAGCAGGGTAAATCACAGGCAACTGATGATGTTATACGTAAAACAAAAAATGTCGACATGACAGAGCGTAGTGCACCAGAGGTTTCTGTTAAATCAGGTTTTCAAGTTAAATCAGTCTCTCAGCCATCAAGCAAGGGATTGAGAATTAAGAGTATTAAAAAAAGTTAAATAATAATAAAAATATATAATTATGGCAGGACAAGTAGCGGCAACGCCAACATTCGCGTTGACCCCGAGTTCAGAAAGAACTCCAACAGCTCAAAACTATATTATCAACTTTGATTTCTTAAACCAGTATCTACCTGATACTTACGAAAAAGAATTTGAGAGATATGGTAATAGAACGATTTCTTCATTCTTAAGAATGGTAGGAGCGGAGATGCCTACAAATTCAGACCTTATTAAATGGGCTGAGCAAGGTAGGTTACACACAAAATATACAAGTGTAGGAACTGCAGCAGCACAATTTGCTGACCAAGCAGTATTTCAAGTAAATGACGTATTAGACCCAGCAACTGCTGAGCAAGTAATCAGAGTTGGACAAACTATTGTGGTTGTTCAAAATGATGGTTCAGGTATGAACAAAGCGGTTGTAAGTGCAGTAGATAACACTGCTGGTGGTAGAGGACAGTTTACAGCTGACTTTTACGAAGGCGGCGGTTTAGTAACTGCAGGTACGGCTGTAGGTAACGCAGATGTTACAGTATTCATTTACGGTTCAGAATTTAAAAAAGGAACTGCAGGTATGGTAGGTTCTTTAGAAGCTAACGACTTAATTTTCGATAACAAGCCAATTATCATCAAAGATACTTACAACGTGTCTGGTTCTGATATGGCACAAATCGGATGGGTAGAAGTTACTACTGAAGATGGAGCTACAGGTTACCTATGGTACTTAAAGTCTGAGCACGAAACTAGACTTAGATTCGACGATTATTTAGAAACAGCAATGATTGAAGCTGTACCAGCAGAGCAAAACTCTGGTGCTGCGGCAATTTTAGGTAGCTCAGGTGCAGCTGCTAACCCAGGTGCTGGTTCTGATGGTATTTTCTACGCAGTAGAGCAAAGAGGAAACATCTGGAGTGGTGGTAACCCAACAACTCTAGCTGACTTTGATTCTATTATTAGTAGATTAGATAAGCAAGGTGCTATTGAAGAAAACGTATTATTCGTTGACAGACAATTCGCATTTGACATTGACGATATGTTAGCTGCTCAGAACTCTTACGGTGCTGGTGGTACTTCATACGGTCTATTTGACAATGACGAAGAAATGGCATTAAACTTAGGATTCTCTGGATTCAGAAGAGGTTACGACTTCTACAAAACTGACTGGAAATACCTAAACGACCCTACAATGAGAGGGGATTTACCAACAAATACTGGTTCAGGTAAAGTAAATGGTTTACTAGTACCAGCAGGTTCAACTAGCGTATACGACCAAATTCTTGGTAAGAACGCTAAGAGACCTTTCTTACATGTAAGATATAGAGCTTCAGAAACTGAAGACAGAAGATATAAAACTTGGATTACTGGTTCAGCTGGTGGTGCAGCAACTTCTGATATTGATAACATGCAAGTTAACTTCTTGAGTGAAAGAGCTGTATGTACATTAGGTGCAAACAACTTCTTTATATTCAATCAGTAATAATTAATTCAAAGGGGTACAGCAATGTGCCCCTTTTTTAAATTTTAAATTAAATTAAATCAAATGAAAAAAGATAAAACTTCCACAAAAAAAGTGGATACTGTTAAAGTAAAATCCACAAAACCTAAAATAAATTTAGAAGATAAAGCATACAAACTCACAAGAGAGGTAGCTCCTTTATCATTAATATTAGCATCAAGACACACGAATCGTGTGCCTTTATTATATTTTGATGAAGATACAGGAGTAAACAGACCACTGAGATATGCAAGAAACCAAAACTCTCCTTTTCAAGATGAGCAAGATGATAATGCTATACTAGAACCTATTGTATTTGAAGATGGTTTTTTATTTGTTCCTAGAACAAATCAAGTATTACAAAAGTTTTTAAGTTATCATCCTGGTAACGGAACAATATTTACAGAGATAAATAAAAAGAAAGAAGCTCAAGATTTAGTAGACAACTTAAACGCAGAAGTAGATGCTCTTATTGAAGCAAGACAGCTCGATGTAGAACAAGTTGAAAACGTAGCTAGAGTGTTATTTCAAAGAGATGTTACTACTGTAAGTACAGCAGAGCTTAGAAGAGATATTTTAGTGTTTGCAAAAAGAGACCCTAAAGGATTTTTAATGTTGTTAAAAGACCCTATGCTTAAGTTAAATGCAACAATTCAGACAATGATTGATAAGAACTTGTTGCAATTAAGAAATAAAAACAAAGAGGTATGGTATAACACTCCATCTAATAAAAAGAAAATGTGTAATATTCCATACGGAGAAGACCCTATGTTTATTATTGCATCATTCTTTCAAAGTGACGAAGGTCTTGAATCTTACAAGCACTTAAAAACGCTTGCAAAAAATTCGTAACTTTGCGTAACGTTTAACTATTAATTTTTTTACAATGCAAAAATTTTTAAATATTCCAGTAACTAATGAGCAAAACCAATTGGTAGCTATTAGTGATATTGTGTTAATAGAACAAGCTTCAACTACTACAGTAACAATTACTTATGGTGGTGGTAAAATTGTTACTATAACTCACGCTACTGCAGGAGCAGGAGATGAGACAGAAAGAGATGCAATACAAGATGCAGTCGTTGCTGCATTAGCAACTTCATGGACAAACCCAGCTTATACGGTAAGTAACTTACCTTATGCTGTGAGTGGAATCGCAGTTGCTTAACGATTATCCTTCCTTTACTATCGACAGCGAGAAAGCACCCAATTTCAGGGTGCTTTTTTATTTTGTTTATCTTTGTATAAACATTTTCAAATGATAAATTCTGTAAGAAATACTGTACTTGCAATTATAAATAAAAATAACTATGGGTATATATCACCTAGTGATTTTAACTTATTTGCAAAACAAGCGCAACTAGATTTATTCGATGAATATTTTATAAGATATAACACTCAGATAAACGAAGAAAACGCAAGAGTGTCTGGAACGGGATATGCTGATTTAAAGAAAGGATACGAGGAAGTTATAGATACATTTTCAGTTACATCTTTTTTAACACAAAAAACTCAAAATGTTTTTTTCTTACCATCACAATCTACAACGGGTTCGGATTATTATTTACTTAATAAAGTGTTATGTTTTTCTGGAGGTTCATTAAAAGGTGAAGCAGAAAAAGTAACACATAGTAAAATAACTATGCTAAATAGTTCTTTGTTAACTTCACCATCAACTACGTTTCCTGCGTATACGCAAGAAGCTGATGAGATAACAATCTACCCAAATACATTCAATGGATTGAATGATGTGCAAGCACAATACATAAGATACCCTAGAGACCCTAAGTGGACTTATGTTACTCTTTATGGAGGCGAGCCGCTTTTTGACCAGACGCAAAATGATTATCAGGATTTTGAATTACCAATTGATGATGCGAATAACTTAGTAGCAAAGATATTACAGTATGCAGGTATATCGATAAGAGAAGCTGATGTATTTCAGTTTGGACAAATAGAAGAGCAACAACAAAATCAATCTAATATATAATTATGACATATATAAATCAAAAAAAATATTATACAAACGATGGTGTAAATCCAACAGATGCTAATTGGGGGTCATATCAATATGTTAGTCTAGCAGATATAGTTAATAATTTTCAATTAATGTATGCTGGAAACCACGAGTTAATTAATAATACAAATAGATACAAAATATTATTTCACGCTAAACGAGGTATTCAGGAATTAAATTATGACGCATTTAAAGAAATAAAAGCTTTAGAGCTTACAGTATATGATGACTTAAGATTTGTATTACCACCTGATTATGTAAACTGGGTTAAGTTATATTTGCTAAAAAATAATGTTTTAAGAGAACTCACTGAAAATATTCAAGTACAGTCAGCTACTTCTTTTGTGCAATCAGGAACATCTACATTTACTTATGATGGAGATAATAATGCAACAATAAAAGAATCAACTCTTGATACAGAAAGAAAAGATGGCTCACTAAAAAGTATTTATTTAAATGATGAGGTTGATGAAAATGTAAATCCTAATGTGTATTATTATGATAATGACTTATATAATTACAAGATAGGAGCAAGATATGGTTTAAATACTGAAACAGCTAATATAAACCCCACGTTTACTATTGATAAAAAAGCTGGTGTTATTAATTTTGATTCTACAATGGCAAATCAGCAATGTGTATTGCAGTATATCTCTGATGGTATGGAAAACGGAGATGACACACAAATAAGTGTAAATAAATTATTTGAAGATTATATATACGCTTACATACAATATGCTATTTTAAATAGTAAATTTGGAGTGCAAGAGTATATTATTAATAGAGCAAGGAAAAACAAACAAGCTTTATTAAGAAATGCTAAAATCAGATTAAGTAACATTCACCCATCAAGATTGCTTATGAATCTTAGAGGTGAGAATAAGTGGCTAAAATAAAATGGCAAACATTCAAAGAAATTTTATAGCGGGCCGTATGAACAAAAGCCTTGATGAAAGGCTTGTCCCGAATGGAGAGTATGTAGATGCTTTGAATGTAAGGCTTGGTTCTACTGAAGAATCAGAAATAGGTGCTGTTGAAAATGCAAAAGGAAACATTCCTTTAACAGAGCTTCAATACGTAGATGGAACTAAACTAAGTTCTCAAGCAAAATGTATTGGTGCATTTGAGGATGGAGCACAGCTAGTAATTTATTGGTTTGTACACGACCCTGCGTTTACTCAAGGAGCAACAGGTAAACTTGATTTAATTGTTTCGTATGATGTAGAAACAGGTGAGCTTATATATCACGTTATAAGTATAGATAACGGAGGCGGTATAAACACTACTTTAAATTTTAATCCAAACTTTTTAATAACAGGTGTAAATAAGATTGAAAATCTTTTATTCTTTACTGACAATACAAACCCGCCAAGAGTAATTAATATTAATGAAAATTATGGTGACCCACAGCCAGGTGTGTTAACAGATGGTTTTAACCAAGATGATATATTAGTTATTAAAAAACCACCAACTAGTGCTCCTACAATACAACCTTTTAATGTTACTGGTAAAGTAGATACATTTTTAGAAGACAAATTTATTTGTTTTGCATATAGATATAAATATGAAAACAATGAATATTCAGCAATATCACAGTTTTCTGAACCTTCTTTTCAGCCGGGACAATTTGATTTTAGTTCTAATAGTTATTTAAATGAAGGTATGGTAAATACCTTAAATGCTTGTAATATAACTTTTAATACAGGTAGTTCTAAAGTAACAGATATTCAAATAGTATTTAAAGAAGCTAATTCTAGTTCTATAAAAATTGTAGAAACATTTAATAAAAAGCAATTAGGATTTACAGATAATCAAAACAGAACCATAGCTTTTACTGAACGTAAAATATTTACTGTTCTTCCTGATTCTGAAATATTAAGAACGTACGATAATGTTCCTCAGCTTGCTAAAGCTCAAACTTTAATGGGTAATAGATTAGTTTATGGAAATTACACTGAAGGGTATGACTTAGTATCTTCAAAAGGAAAAGTAGATTTTACTTTTATATCTACGTTAAAATCTGAAGATATAAACTATACTACATTGCCAGATGATTTTACTTTAGGTGAAACATATACAATAGATTTTACACCTGCAACTGGACACACTCAAAATGTAGACGATAGTGAAATAACATTTGATTTATCTTTATTAGAAGCACGTGTAAGCCCTATTACGGGACAACAAATTGCTTCTCAATTAGTAGCAGGTACAACTTTAACATTTTCATTTGGTCTTGCTTATGCTGCAGACCATATTTCATCAGGGCCAGCGGCTGTTCCTTTCAACGATATTATATATTTAACTTGGAGTTATACACTAATTAAAACATATCAGACTGTATATGATTTAGCAACTGACACAGACTTTCAAGAAAAAATAGGGACAGCTACTTCTATACAAACAGTGGCTAATGCTGGGAACGGCAACACACTAACCGATTTATTTAACAGAACTATACCTGCATCTTTTGATGCTAATTATAATACTTTAGTTCAAACAGGAAGAACATCCGCTACTGCTATAGCTCCTGCTAAAGGAGAGCCTTTAGGTCTTAGTATAGATGGGCCATCTTCTAAAAAAATACAAATACAATTAAACGCTGCAATTTATAGCGTATCAGGAGTAACTCCTATGATTGCATATTTTAGATATTCAAGTGCTACTGTGACTGCACAAACTTCACCAACTATTGAAAGTTTACATAGTAATAGAGGTTATGAAATTGGAATGGTTTACATGGATGATTTTAATAGAGCATCTACCGCTCAGGTAAGCCCACTAAATGCAGTCAACCTTCCTTGTGGTGTATCTAATAAAAGAAACTATATACAAGTTGAAATACCTAACACTCAATACGCACCTACTTGGGCAACAAAATATAAATTTGTAATAAAACCAACTGCTACAAATTATCAAACTATTTATAGTAATATAGTTTACAGTGAATCAGGAACAAATTCCAGTTACTTTTTATTAGATGGAGAAAATGCAGCAAAAGTAGAAGCGGGAGATAGACTAATTGTAAAAGCAGATTCAACAGGTGTAAGAAATTCTTGTGTATATGCTACAGTATTAGAAAAAGAAAATCAGGCTTCAGGATTTATAAAAATTTATGATGCTGCAGGTGCTGAGGTTGAAGTTTTTGGAGGTACTTATATGAAAATAAACGCATCTAACTTTGTAGCAGAAGCTGGTACAGATGCAATAATTAGTACAGGCCCATATAAATCATCAGCAAGAGGTCAAACAGACGATTATCCTGTTGTGGCTTATCCTCTTTTTTCAGGAACAAATGTATCAGGTTCTACAACAGCATTTAGTGTTTATGATGTTCCTGCTGGAACTAGAATACAAATGAGTATTCAGTTTACCAGAGAAGGAGTTCCTGAAGATGTTGACCCCTCGTGTACAAAAAAGAACTATACACTAAGCAAAACATTTACGTCCACACGTAATTATGAAAATATGTCGGAGTGGTGGCAAGGTGACAACGTTTCACAAGTTTTAAATGAAGGAGTAGAAGATATTGCTGAAAATGAGCAAATAGTAAATACATATATAAATACTGTAAACTCACAAGCTAGCCCTCCTTACGCAAGTTCTATTATTTACACAGGAAGTTTAAACGCAAGTGAAATTGAATCCGCATCATATTTCGGGTCTACAGCAACTACACCTAATAATGATTTTTATTATAGATTATATGAAGATACTAGCACGCAAGACCCAGATGGTAATAACTTAATATATTTGTTAGTATCAGGTTCAAGCTCTTGTTACAATGGGGGAGATAGGTCACATAGAATATCTAGGGTTGAAGTAAACTTTACAGTTTATAGAGCAGACTCTACGTTTGTGTTTGAAACTGAACCAGAAGATGCGCTTCCAGATGTATGGTATGAAAACAGTGAATCATTTGATATAAATGGAGACTTACATTTAGGTAATGTTCAAAATCAAACTGCAGACTCAACAACTGGTTTAATAAATCAATCAGCTATTGTAAATACAGGATTTTTTAACTGTTATACATTTGGCAATGGGGTTGAAAGTAATAAAATAAGAGACTCAATAAAAGGAAAAGAAGTTACTTTAGGTAACAGAATATTTACAACATCAAATGAAGAGTATAAAGCAGCGCATAGGTTTGCTGATTTAACATATAGTGGTGTATACAATGATGAATCAAATGTAAATAGATTAAATGAATTTAACTTAGGTTTATTAAATTTTAAAGCTCTTGAAGAAACTTATGGTGATGTAGAGATATTATTTGCAAGAGAAACAGATATACTTGTGTTACAAGAAGATAAAATATCTTATGTTCTTGCAGGCAAAAACTTATTATCAGATGCTACTGGAGGTGGCCCTGTTACATCAGTACCTGAAGTTTTAGGAACGCAGATAGCTCGTATAGAAGATTATGGTATAAGTAATCACCCTGAAAGTTTTGCAGAGTTTGGTGAAAACAAATACTTTTCTGATGCTAAAAGAAATGTAATTGTAAAATTAACTGGAAGCTCAGCCCAAAATGAAATACTAACAGTTATTTCTAACCAAGGAATGAGAAGCTGGTTTAGAGATTTATTTGCTGATGCTTCAGCTACTCAAAAACTTGGTGGTTATGACCCTTATATGCACGAGTATGTATTTACCTCTAATACTATAGTAAAACCAGAAACTGAAATATGTTTAGCGTGTGGTGTTACAAAGAACATAACTGTAGTTGCAGGGCAAGAATTTGTTTATTGTGTCGATATAACAGAAGAAGTTGGTGAAGTTTATATAGATTATGTAATACCTTTTGAAAATTCTGATTTAATAGTAACAGAAGCAACCGAGCAACAAATAATAACTGAAGGGGGTGATGATATTGAAACGGAAGGGCAAGCATCTGGAACAGGATACACCGTGCAAGCAATTTATGATGGCGTAACTTACACTACTGGTGTGGTTTATCAAAGCGGAACTCTTCAGTTTACTAAAACATCTCCAACTCCTACAGAAGTAGTGCTGATTGTTACTACAGACGCAGCGGTTGATGATACTATTCAAATAACAGTTAAATGTCCTGGCCCAGACCTATTTAATGTTTACAGCATTACTTTAACAACTAATGCTAATGCAGGTCAGTTTACTCACACTGAGTTTTTCTGGAATAAAGGAACAGTTGTTTCTCCAACTCAATCAGATTTAGTTACTTTTTTAGCAAGTCCAAACGACCCAATTGTTTCGCAGTATAGAGAACTTGAAGGAGGTCAAGGTGCAAATGTAATACCACCAGATGATGCTATTATTACAATGAGAAGTAATAAAATAAACTTTGATAATTTCCAGTTTGACCCAACAGAAAACGAATTTAGATATTTAAGAACAGACGCATTATATGAAAATAATTCAACTGATATTAATATATTATTAGCAGCATC